CTGTACAGTCTAAAGAAGAGCTTAGACCTCTTTATAACAAACTAAACATGTTGTTAGGACAAGTTTACCCTGACTACAGTCCTAATCAAGGTATAATGAGGGCTCCTGTTATTCGTATGACAGTAGGAGATTATTTGTATCGTGTTCCTGGCTTCTTGGAGTCTGTTAATATTACTATTGATAATACAACACCTTGGGAAATTAATTTAGACAACGACCAAACACTAGCACAACTTCCTCAAGTAGTTGATGTATCAGTTACATTCAAGCCTATTATGGATGTGCTTCCTAAAAGACCTAATACAATATCTACTATTACTAATACTCAGTATAATGCTAACCAAGGAACGGCTACTGAAACATTGTCTGTATCTTCTGGAGTAGTTCCTCTAATTGTAAATGTTCCAAAGTCATCTCCTCAAAGCGCAGATACATTTATAAAGGCAAATATATCTCAACAGTTTAGTAGAGAAAGAGATGCTAGTCTTAGTGAGTTAAGAGTTGTAGATCCTGTATTAAATAGAGACCTTGAAATAGCAGAACAAATCGCAGCAAATCAACCTATACCTCCTATTAAACTATGAACTATAGATATCAAAATATAGAAGTTATAAAGTACGCAGCAACAGGTAGTCAATACTACGTAAATAATATTTACCCTGAAATACCACCTACTAATGACGATAATTACGTTATTACAGTATTAGGTGATAGATTAGATCTGTTGGCAAACGACTTCTATGGCGATTCTACATTTTGGTGGGTTATTGCCTCTGCAAACTCATTACCAGGAGATTCACTCGTAGTAGAGCCAGGAACTCAACTTCGTATACCAGCAGATTTATCAGGTGCAATTAATACATATAAGTTAGTAAATGCTACAAGATAGTTATGGCAGGTTTAGATACTAATAAAATATCGAACATCTTAGGTACTAAACTACCTCAGTGGTTGATTGACCAACTAGGTACTAGAGCCGTGCAAGGATCTCAAGATAGAAGAGATAACGATAACATTTTATTTTTAGCCAATAAAAGTGCTTGGGTAAGACTTGTTTCTTCTATAAACATATATGGATCTGACATTCGCCATTTTAGTAATATAGTAGGAACTAGCATACAAAAGCCAGAAGATCTTGCTAAACAATTTGTTTTGTTTGGAGGTACATCAAAGTACTTAAGAGAGAATTCATATCAACAAAGAGCAGGTATTGGTAAAGATGGTGCTTACGGTATATTAGGAGAAAATGAAGTAAGAGACTTTGGCTTCAGACCAATGCCAGGTCTCACATCAGTATCTATTGAAACTCAAGGTAAACTAGGTTCACTTAGAGCAGCTACGATTAACTTTAGATGCTGGGATAAAGCACAGCTAGATATTATTGATGCTCTGTACTTTAAGCTTGGTTTTACTATGTTCTTAGAATGGGGTAATACTTTTTTCTACAGAACTAATGGCATCAGAGTTGAATCTAGTGAACTCTATTCAATAGATCCATTCAAAGAAAATCTGACCAAAGAAGAGATAGCAGTTCAGATATCAAAAAATGTAAGAAACTCAGAAGGTAACTACGATGCTCTATTAGGAATGGTTACTAACTTTAATTTTACGTATAATCAAGACGGAGGTTATGATTGTACAATAAAATTAATGGGGCTTGGTATACTAGGAGATAGTATTAAGATCAACAACCCTAAAGATCTTCCTAATATTTTAGCAGAAGAGATTAGAGATTATAACAATACACTAATACAAATTGCTACAGCAGAAGAGAGAGCTAGAATTTTAGCAGAGCAAAAAGCAGCAGCACAACAAGAACAAGCAAGAAGAGAGCAATTAATTCCTGTTGATGAGTTAATAAAAAAATATGTTACATACAACCCTAGTAATGGACAAGTTTCTGGAGGAATCTATTCATACCCTTCAACAGCTCCAACAAGATTTGAATTTGCTGACTTAGGTTTTGAAACCGAAGCCTGGGGAAGAGTAACTGTCATAAGAAGGTTAAAAGGTTTTATTCCTCAAAAAGATGAGCTATTTGAAAGAGTCAAGATAAAATTAGACTATGATAAAATCAGTAGCGTAATATCTAAAACTGGTATTAACTTAAATAGTATAGATGTTTGGCAAGCTCTAGATTCAATTATTGAGAGAGCAATACCTGAAAGAGAAAATAATTCCAGAGAAGGAACTTTTACATATCGTAGTAATAATGGACTAGACTATAATATTCGTATCAAGAGAAAGTTTTTTGCTGTTTCTCAAAATAAAGACGCTGTAGAGCAGTTTATTCCTATAAAAGTACAAGACTTTTCTCAGCAGTTTTTATCTGTAATAAAAAATACTAACAACGAATATAAGCCGATAAAGATAACTCAAGAGGACTTTAATACTTTTTCATATACATTAAAGTTTTCAGTGCCATTTTCAAGAGATGCACAAGTACTACAACCTCAAGCGACAAATCCAGATGGTAGTATCGCACCTAGAACAACTAAAACAGAGAAAGTTTTATATAATTTAGAAGTAGAACTTACTTTTGAAGATAGTAGTTTTATCAAAAGCTTTACTACGGAAGGAGTAACTCAGCCTTTAGATTTTATAGGAAATCAAGCCGCAATTGCAGCACAGAATCAAAATCAATTCCCAGCCCAAGAAAATCAATCTCCTGGTCAAGAAGCTTCTATTGAACAGATCACACAGGCTTTACAGTCACAGTCAGGTCTAGAACTAACACTAAGGACTATTCAAGTACACGCTTTAAATAAAGCTATTAAGAGAAACAATAATGATATATCAATAGGTAAAAAAGTATTTGTTTTAAATATATGGGATGAAAAAGATGCACCATCAGGAGTGCCTTTCTATAGGCAGATATTTTCTAACGGTATTTATAGTACATGTGTAGCAGATCTAATAGACGGAAATAAAATAAACGATTCTGTTTATAGTACCAATACAAATATTAGTGCAGTCGATAGGTTCAGAATATATGCTAAATATGGTTTTGCTACAGAGTTATTGTCTGGTAGAGAAGAGATATCTAAATTTAGTGGTAAGCAAGTTAACTATCAAGACCTATTAAGAGCCTTTGTAGTTCCTTACGAAATTAATCAAGAGATCATAAAAGGAACTTCTACAACTCACCCAGTATATATCCCTCTAGGTTTACTATTGATGATATTGAATCATAATTGTACTATATATGATACAAAGAATTCTACTTTACAAACTCCTTTAATTTATATTGACTATAATCCTAAATTAAACTTCTTCTTAAGCAATAACAAACAGCTTAGTACAAACCCTTGGGTAACGCTAATTCCTTTTGAAGGGGGCTTTGGAGACTATCAAAGTTTGTTTATAGATGATATATTAAGTAAGAATAAAACAGCTATAGCACCACTGTCAGGAAGTAGAGAAGATTCTCCTTTATTCAATACACAAAATCAAGACTTATTATCTTACTATCTTCCTCCTATAAAATCAGCAGGAGAAAATTCTAATCCATACAAAGGGAATCTAATGAATGTTCTTTTGAATGTGGACTACTTAGTTAAGTTAGTAAGAGATTATAGCTTTAAAGACGGTACAAATAGTATCTATCTAAAAACATTCTTAGAGCAAGTTATATCAGATGTTAACAAATACCTAGGTAACTTTAATGCTTTAAGACTTGCTTATAATGATGGAGCAAACACTTATCAAATAGTAGACGATCAGATTTTACCTCCTGGACAAAATGAGTCTATACTACAACCTAAAGATAATACAACTGAGATCCCGCTAGTAGGTAAAACTAGTATTGCTAAGAACTTAGAAATAAAAACAGAGGTTAGTAATAAGCTAGCTAATATGATAGCTATATCTGCTAATTCAGATGTTAAGAACAAATCAACTCTTTCTGTTAATGGTGATAATTTTGGCTTTATTAATACTAATTATAAGGATAGATATATACCAGTAAAAGGAGACATTACAACTAATCTAACTTCTAGTTTAGATTCTGTAAAAGCATCAGCTGTACAGTTTAATAAAACTATATCAGACTTCTATAGTAAGATCAATCCTTCAGAAGCAACAGTTTCTCAGGCTACTAACTACTATATTGAAAGGATGAGTAAGATCAAAAATGATGACTATCCTACTAGAGCATCAACCATGATTCCTGTTTCTGTTAACTTTACAACAGATGGTATATCAGGTTTGACTATGGGACAAGCTTTCACAATATCTGATCAATTACTTCCTTACACATATAATAATCGTATTGTGCAAGGAGTAAAAGGGCTTGAAAAAGATAGTATCAATAAAGTAGGATTCGTTGTAACTGGTTTAACTAACACCATAGAAAATAATCAGTGGAACACTACTGTTAAAGGTAATATGATTTTCTTGAAAGATGCAACAGATTTTTCTGGGTCATTTATTTCACTACGTGAAAATCAAGGTACTTTTGGCCAGAATCCATCAAATCAAAATACATCAGTAGGATCTCAGTCAACTAACTTTGTTGGAAGCAATGCAGAAGCAAAGGCAGCCGCTGATGAATATTTAGGAAGAACGATGACAGACCTTGAATGGAGTCAGTTAGTAGCTGCTACATTTGCAGAAGCTAGTAGAAATCAAGAAGAAGAAGCGTGGGTAATGGCTGTAATATTAAATAGAACTAGAACAAGATTCTTAGGTGCAACTACAGTTACAGAAACCTTAACTAGAAAAAGTCAATTTCAATCTGTTACAGGAACTTCAGCAGACGGTTATAAGCCTAGTATTAATTATACTAAAGGACCTGGCATAACACAAGCAAGTTCTATTTATGGAGCAGCTATTAATATATTAAGAAGAGTCCCTAAGAGCTATTTGTATTTTACTTCCAATAATCCAGCAGCTTATGGACCAGGAACTGATATTACATTCTTAGATAAGTTAAAAGCTCAATCAGGTTCTATTGTTAAAGGAGGAACTGTATTTTCAATAACCGCATAGTATGTTAAGATATTATCCATCATTCGCTATAACTACAGGCCTTAATACTCAAGGAGGTGACTTTATTTTAAATGGGCAAAACTATTCTGGTAGTTATTATGAAACATACGATGGCAGAGCTTTTACAGGACCAAATCCTGAGCAAGGGCCTAATCAAGAACTACAAAGAATTCCCTACTATGGCTCTGCTCCAGGTTTAGACAATCTTAATTTAAGTGCTAGAAGAAAAAGACAGATTGCAGAAACAATAGCTGTAGGTGAATCTACACCTACTAATCCTAGAATACCAGGTAAACCTAATTCTTATTATCCTCAACCAACTGAGCAAGATTATAAGAAAGGATACGTTATACGCTACTTCACTAAGAAAGAAAATGAGCGTGGCTTTGTTACAGAGATATCTCAAGAAGAGTACAACTCAATTATAAACGGTACAGCCGATTATGACATTACTATTTATCAAACTACAACTATACTTTGGAAGTTGACAGGCCCATTAAAGAGTACAAGACAATCACAGTATAATATTATACCAGGTATCATTGACACAAATCAAAGGTTGACCGAGTCAGCTAATAGAACATTCTTAGGCATCGTTGACTTCATTGGAGGTGACTACGCAAAATTTGCTAGACCTACTCTATAGATAGTTTTTTTACTATCGACACAATAGTATATTATTGTGACTAATAACA